CACCAAGTGAAAATAAATCTTCACCACGACGTGCCTTTTTACCGCTGGATCTTGCCATAAGTATCCTTTTTCTATTTAACTCAGCCCTGTAAAAGTAGGGCTTCTGCTTGTCGGCGGCGGGTCAAACCTGGTAATACTCTGCCTGCCGCTTTATTCCACTTTAAAATTTCTTGACTTGCGCCAGTCCAGTCTTGCGCATCAATGCGTTTTTTAAAAGTTGAAATTCTATAGTTACCTAAACCGCAATTATAGGCAAAACTAATTACGGCGGCCACTTTTAAATCAGGTGCTGAAGCTAAACTGGGGCTTAACCGCAGCAATTCCTGATAAAAGTAATTTAAATGTTTGTTTAGCTCTTGTTGTGCTTTTTCCTGAGTCCATGTAGTAGTCTTACTAATGTCTGGACCAGTACACCCCCAACCTATGGTCCAAGGCTCGCGGCCTGTGCCAGGGTCAGGGTATGCTGCACAACCACCGTCTGGTAATCGCCTGGCGTAACCTTCAAAAGGTTTTACCAGCAAATCACCGGCTAAGTCAACGGCTTTCATTTTTGAGGCTTTTCTATGCTTCGTCCAACAAACCAGAATGTTAAAATCATGTTCAACATTCCGAAATCTTCTGAAGTCCAGTTCGATTTCAACACTAAAACCCAGTCTGCTCCGGTAGATAAGGCATACAAGATTATAGCGGTCTTGGTGAGCACATACATGCCGAACAGCACGTACGTAACCACAGGGCGTACTAGAGCACTCAGTGCTGAAACCCACTGGTAGCTTTTTGAGGCGGTTTCAGATTGCTCACGGAATGCTTCTTGAATTGCTCCCAGTTGTGCTGTGCTGTGGTCAACGTACTTTTGTTCTAAAGCAATTGTGCCGCGCTGCTTTTCTAGGTCAGTTTGCAAACCGAACATTTTCAGTTCGTGTGAGCGTTCGTTTACTCGGTCAAACTGTTTGATCAACTCAGGTGCCAAACGGAACAATCCGCCCAAAGCACTGCCTAAAATACCGTGCGTTAAAAGTTCTAACATAGTTTGCTTTCTGTGATAAACTTGAAGTTAGCTTGTAGTCGCGGATCATTGGGTTCTAGCTCTAGGGCTTGCTTAGCATATCGTAAAGCTTCTGGAAACAGCTGCAAGTTCCAAGCGGCGATGGCTGCTAAGTCATGTGCTTGAAATCCCCAGACTAAGGGATCGCAGGTGTACACCAGTTCTCGGTCCACAATTTGCAAGGCACTGGTAGCTGCTGCGTAGCAGGCTTGCCAGTCCCCTTTTTTATACGCCAGCATTGCCAGCCCACACCAAGGTTCTCGTGTATTTGGAGCTGTTTCACAAGCTTGTTGCATCCAATATTCTGCTGCTGAGGGCTCGCCTAAATTCTCAAAACACTGAGCCAGCAGCCGTTGTGCGTAGCATCGTTCATTTGCCCAGGTTGCGCTGGGCATGTTCAAGTACCGCTGCAAGGCTTGCACAGCTTCCTGCCATTTAGAGTAAAAAGTCAACTCACGTGCGTAGTAGAAAGCATTGCGTGGACAGTGAGGATCTTCTGTGACTGCTAAGTGCAGCAAGTCCAAGTACTGACCACGTGACTTTGTGGGATCTGGGTGGTGAGATACTAAAAGTTCAGTGGTTTCTGCCCAGATTTCAGTGATGCGTGCATCTGCACGTGGATATTCGTGGCAGGGGTGATGCCAGTGGTATCCATGCCGCGCATGAATCTTTTCGTACTGAAAGCGAATGCCTTGACCCCAGTCAAATCCATAGCGCAAACGTGTGGTGCCGGGCACCCAGGCTTGTTCTATCTTCTCTCGCCAACCCGGCTCTAAAACCTCGTCTAAGTCTAAGGAAACGCAAACGTCCATGTCTCGCGGTACCAAGCTCAGTGCTGCATCTCGTGCTTTGTCAAACCGCCACGGTGTAATGCAAATGCTGTATACTTGGGCACCCCAGTTTTCAGCTAAAAGTTGAGTATTGTCTGTGCTGCCTGTGTCTGCGATTACCACGCAATCGGCTCCTTCAGCTGAACGCATAAAACGTTCCACAAACTGCTCTTCGTTTTTTGAAATAGCATATACTGCAATCTTTAGTTTACTCACTGTAATTCCTTAAGTGGTTGTTGGATACTGGGCTTTGATTTCAGCTACTTTGGCGAGCCACTGTTCTGTAGTAGCTTCACCGCGTTGTGCTTTGAAGAATAAGGGATCTGCTTCTTGGCGGTAAGCAGCGGCACGGGCTGCTTTCATTTCCAGATTTTGTGTAGCCTGATATTCAGCTAGTTCTTCTGGGGATTTATCTACCACTTGAACTGTAAACACTTGGTTGTCTTCAACCACAGGTTCGGCTGGAACCAGTTTTTGAGTTCTAGGGTCGTGCGGTCTGAAAAGATTTAAGTGCAGCAAAGAGTTTTCTTGCATGAAACTTTCTGGAATTCCTTGCAGCGGAAACGAAGTAGCAGGAAATAGAGTTTGATGATCTGCAATCTCTAAAACAGTGGAGTCTTGTACTCGTGCAATTAACATAATGATTCCAATTAAGAGGTTGCAAAGGGTCCTGTTGGGGGGGTAAAGCTTGTAAGAGTGGTGTATCTGGCAATACCTTTGGTAACACGCACATCATCTAAATAACCTGCAAAATATTGTTGGCTATTATCGTAATACGTTCTTCCAAGTACTGCTGTAGTTGTTGGAATACTGAAAGTATTTTCAGTTCCTGTCATCAACCTTCCACCATCTGGAACACCGTTTAAATATATTCTTAAGTTATTATCAACAGTGTCTGAAGTTCTTACAACTGCTACATGATACCAAGTATTAGCAACTAGAGTAGTATTGCCAGTAACGTTATTTTGAGTAGTTTGTCTATACCATGTTTTAAGTTTACCAGTAGCATTAATTAAAATACCCCAGTAATGGTCGGTACCAGTACCATGAAAACCAAATATACCCCTGTCACCGGCAACGTTTGTAGGGTACATCCAAAATTCTACTGTAAAAGGGCTACTTCCCATTCCAAAATTAGCATTACTATTTATTGCTAAATAACTACTGGAACCATTAAGTGAACCTGAACCAGTCCCATATTTCTTTACAGCAGTACTAATAGTAACTCCTGTATTAGTAAAAGTAGCCTTAGTAGTTACGTCAGGGCTGATAACTGAGGTCCCATTAGCTATATTATCATAATTTTGTAAAAATACAGTATTTGTAGCAAAGTACGGATCTGCAACTACGGTTTCACTAGTAGTACTGATTTGAGTTGTATTAGCACTAAACATATTATAAGTAGAGTTGTCCTGCCACAGAACCGTACCAGTTTGTGCCATCACTGGTAAACACAAACTTGTCTAGCTTACTGGCAGTGGCTGTGATTGTAGGAGCTGTGCTGCTAGGCCATTTTACAGGATTAGTTACACTAGGCCAAGTAACAGTGCGAGCTCCGGTGGCATCTTGTTTGAGCAACATCATAAAGCTCTTGCCGGCTACCACTGTGGGAAATGTAAATGTACAGTTGCCGGTTAGGGTAAGCACAAACAGTGAGCCATTAGCCAAGTCAACAGTATAAGCTGTACTAGTATTAGCCACTGTGGTTTCTTCTGTGTAACCGTCCGAGAACACGCCTGCAACAATGGTTTTGTTTGACAACGACTGAGTACCCACCAGTGTAACTTCGCCTGCTGCACCTTGTGGGCCTGTGGGGCCTGTGGCACCGGCGGTTCCTGTGGTTCCTGTGGTGCCTTGAGGACCTGTGGGGCCTGTGGCACCTGTTGCACCTTGCTGAGCCAACACCATCCAGTAAGCTGTGGCTGTGCTGGGAGTTTGGTTGGTGCTGCTGGCTAGGGCTAGATACGATATGCTGTTATAAACTACCACGTCATTGGCAACATAATTGGCTGCCGAACTCCAGGTTCCACGTCCAGTAAATCCCACTGACGCAGGAGTTGCTGAGCCCTCATACGCAGAGTATAGGGCTACTAAACCTGTGCTGGAACCCACAGCCACCAAGTAGTCGCCTGCATTCAAGTTTATGGGCTTTGACCAAGTGTATGTGTCTGAGGCAGCTATGGACTTGGTTGGCGATATTGTGAGTGTGGTGCCTAAAGCCTGCTTATACAGTTTCAATGTAACTGAGAGCGCACCGGCTGTGGTGTTTGAAACCACCAAGCCATGCACAGAAGACTCCACAGTAGCTGGGCAAGTGTATAAGGTGGTGTCTGTGGCTAAAATTTGAACTGCTTGACCTTTTAATGCCATGAGTTAACTCCCGAAAACTAGTGCCATCGCCACTGGGTTTGGTATGGCATTGACTGTTGTGATTGTGGCATAAAGGGCATCAGACTCTGTTTTGGTGTAACCAGAACTGCCTGCTGGGCCTGTTGCACCTGTGGGACCCGCCACAGTACTATCCGCTCCTGTGGCACCTACTGTACCTTGTGGACCCGTAGGACCTGTGGGTCCAGCCACAAAGCTGTCTGCTCCTGGTGTGCCTTGTGGACCTGTGGGG